TCTGTAGGGGCCACCCAATCGTACGGGCCGACATGACGTATGCCAGTGGTAGTAGATGCTGTTGCAATTCTTTCTAATGATGATGCAATTCTTTCAAGGTACGGACTGTAGTCATATGCGATTGATATACTTCCCGTGCTTGTAGAAACGATTGTTGGCTCCATAATAATATCCTAAACTAGTATTTACATCAATGCAATGCCAGTGGTGCCTTGCATATACTGATCTGCTGCTTCTTTCTTAGCTGCCATCACAATAAACACATGTTCTTTTTTCAAAGTCATTGTTTCTTTTGCACCAAGAAATACCCAAGGAATCATACCTAGGCCGCCGCCACTCATTGTGAGTGCAAGCGGTCTATTAATGGTATAACCGTGCTGGTCATCTTTTTCTAAACGTGCAATTAGTTCATCACCGTTGATTAACTTGATACTGACTACGTCCCCTTCGGACATTGGTTTTTCGATTAACATTATGTTTCCTTTTGATTAATTTCTATCCAAGTATGGTCTCCCATAAACTTGACCTGAGTTACATATTCGTAATCGTCAGGTTTTCCTGTGCTCCATTCTGTAGGTCCTAAATGAACCAACAGTGTTTTTTGTTTTCTTGTATCCCACACTAACCAATAACATTGACCTATACTTAGTTGAAACTGATATTCAGCTGCATGAACAGCATCAGTAACTTCTAATCTTCGTTTAATCTCGTTTGCTTGCTTTTGTAGCACAGTAACTAATTCCATAATTCTGTTATACTCTTGCTGGGCAAAATGCCTAGCGTTATTGAGCATAATATCTTTATGTTTAGTTACTGGAACAAGATCAAATTTAGGACCACCTGCTTCTGTAGGATACGGAGTAATGTTCCTATTAATGAAAGCAATAGTTATGTCAGTTGATGTCGAATCAAAACTATTTCTTCCCTTAGATACATTACTCATAGTTCTCCAGACTGAGCTAATTTTAACATTAGACTATATTGTTCGTACGCTTTACGAACTGCTGGATATGTATCACGCAGTGCTCGCTCACGTTCTTTTTGTTCCATAAGGGTTTCGAACATATTATAATGACCCTTACTTTTCATATGGTTGAACACCTGACTTTCAAACTCGGCAATGCGTTCTAATTCACTTTCACTGATCTCAACTGTGTAAAGAGTTTCAGTTTCAAAAGTTATATGCTCTTGAAGAAACTTGTTATAGTCAGTCTCATAATGAAATAGATTTACATTAGCCCGAGTATGTTTGTAGGCACGTTTATTTGAGTCAATGACTCGAACATTGTGTTCAGCCGCAAACTTTTTCAGCGTATCACTGGGGCTGGACATACTCAGTAGCCATTGGAAAGATTTCAGCAATTACTCGAGCACACTCACGTGCAACTTCCATGTGCTCTAGCTGGGTACCATTGCCGCTACGTAGATCAATAAAGTGAATCCATGAGCGTAGTGTGCCGTTCATATACAAGCGACTGACTGTGTTGCCTTCTGGTAGAATAGCACGGGCCTGCTCTTTAGCAATGCCGTTTTCAATGGCCCATGCATAATTTTCTTTGACAAGGTTGATAACCTGATGTTGTCTGCGATTCCATTCAGCCATTAATTCATGATCATCAGTGGTAACACTGTTCTGGCGATTCTTTGTATCCTGTAGTCGTGCTTCACGGATAACAAAGTCAAGGTCTTTGGTTGGATCTGCATAGCGTTGACTAAACTCCTGGAAGCTGAAACTACGGTGACGCAGGATCTGTCGAGCAATGTCACGGGTAGTTTCGATTTCTAAACAGGCTGATACCATTTCAAGTGGCGACCAATGTTTATGCTTGATCAAATAACGGATCAGCTTGTCAGCAGTATCCATGTTGAATTGGTTAGAGGGGTTACTAACCCGAGCACAGAACGCAATCAGCTCTTGTGCATCCATCAGACCTTCGTCGTACATTTCGCGACTGGGCTTGCTTGACGAAATTAATTTAACTTTCATTTATCTTCTTTCTTTGACGGTGTTTCACACAATGCTTCTAATGTCTTGTAGTGTTGATATGCTTTTTGTAATGACTCGTAGTGTGCTAACTTAGCAGGATCCGGAGTTAGGATGGCTAACCTCTTTTCAATAGTAGTTAGCAGGTCTCCTAGACTACGACCTTTCCATTTGATGTCTCCATCGAACTCCGCATCGCTAGTAACATGTAGTCCTGCATTTGAAATAGTTCCTATGTTTGTATTGTTAGTAGTAAAAACATAGGGACTAGAATTCCACGAGCCGTTAGCACCAGCACCTGTAGATATAGTATAAGAATTTTGACTCGATCCTTGAGCCCCTGTGGTATAACTTGACATGGACGTTTTTAAGAGATCATCTATTTCTTGTGCTGAGAATCCAACATTCATTGTTAGATCATCCTCTTTCCACTCATACTCCACTGGCTTGATTTTGGAAATGATTTCTGAGCTCATTAAATCCGCCTACTAATTGTTCATTGATAAAAATCTGTGGAACTGTTCTAGCATTGGGCACAGCTTCTAATAGCTGTTCTTTGGTCCATGTGCCTTCAGTGATGTTGCGTTCTTCATAGTCAATGCCACGCTGCTTTAACAGAGCTTTAGCTTGATCACAAATCGGACAGGGTGTTTTACTCCATACGGTTACTTTCATAGTTATAATTCCTTTGTGTTAAGTTTAGACGAAAAAAGGCCTCATAGCAAGGCCTTTTTGTGTTTTGGTGAAATTAAAGATCAGGTAGTTCTTCGTACTCAACTGTGTCTGACATCACGCCGATGACATAGTTAGTTGATTCATTTTCCTGTAGTGCAGTCTGCTTCTTGTTGATGTTTACATGTTTGTTAAACCAAGGGATAGGACTAAATTTAGGATGCTCTCCTAGGTACTTGATTCCAATTTCTTTTAGTCTAGTAAACGCTGTAAAATCTACAAAGTCTTTCAATATGTTGGCGTTCAATCCGATAACTACACCTTTCTTAAATAAGAACTCAGCCCATTCCTTTTCTTCGCGAATAACTTCTACGTATAGTGAATATACTTCGTCTGCACATTCTTCTTCTAGTTTAACAAAGTCTGGATCATCTTTGGTTACATTGTTGATAAGCCAAGCAGTCCATTCTGTGTGTAACAACTCGTCTTGCAGGATCAAGCTGATAATATTGCCGTTGCCGATATAGATCTTGTTTTCGACCATGGCCAGACTGGTAGCAAAGCTCACCATGAAACGTAGAGCCTCCAATGCATAGCTTGCGTGTAATGCCATCCAAATGGCTCGCTTGTGAAGCATTGTATCAACGACTTCTCCCAACTCTTTACGACAGTTAAGCTGATGTAGATCCTCATAGTAACGACCAATGTTAGCAGCCATACCAACAATTTCAGCCGTGTCGTGAATCTTGTTAAACTCTTCTTTAGGTACTCCATATACGTTCCTAATAATATGACTGTAGCTCTTACTGTGAATGTTAGTTTCAAAGAAACTCCAGTTACTCACAAGTGCTTCGAGTTCAGGCAAGCTAATTACGGGTTGGAATACTTGATTAGGAGCACGACCTTGAATACTGTCCAATGCCGTTTGTCTTAACAAGTTGCTGGTAAAGATATGCTTGACTGCATCACTAGCTTCCTTGTGATCTATCTTGTCTTTGGTAAGACTGATTTCTTCTGGTACCCAAAAGAATCCACGTGCCAGTTCTTCATACTTAGCAATCTTAGGATATTTGACTTCTTCGAAACGCTGTACTGTTACCGGACCGGCAGGATCCAAAAACATTGTACGTTTTAGATAGTTTGTTTGTTTTGATAAGTTGTATTGTTCTTTGCTCATTAATATTTTCCTGATGCAAGTACGATCTTGCAAATATGTTCTAATCTTTCTATGTGCTCATAGGCACGCCACGGTGTTGTATCAATAGCTACTACTCCATGTCCTTTTATACCCACGATGTCGTAGGCAATATTTCCAGCGTCGTCTAATTGTAACATCTTATGGCACTGGTCAGCAAGTTCTTGGCTAATAGGAGGCACATCGCCTACATTAGGTGCTACCTTGGTATAACGATTGAGTTCTGGAAAGGCTGCACTCACAGTACTCAAATCAATACCGGCATGCATTGCCGCAATGCAATAAGTTGGGTGAACGTGTACAACTACACGAACGTCGCCTGTGTGTTGTCCCATTTCTTTTTGCAAACCAAAGTGCAATGGTAGTTCCCCACTAGGCTTCAGGTTAGCACTAATTTCAGTATAGTCTAACTCTTTAGTTGCATGATACAGTCGAGGAGGCTGATCCCAGAATCCTTTCTCAATGCCAATCTTCTTGAACTGGTCAGGTTGTAGTGTTTGTTTACGTACACCGCTTGGTGTGATGTAAAAGTGATCACGGTCGTGATGACGAATACTCACGTTACCATCTCGGCTAGTAATCCAGTTACGCTTATAAGCGTCTACCATTATGTCACAGATTGTTTCTAACATTAATGTTTCTTTCTATAATCTTCTACTGCGGCTTTGATAGCATCTTCTGCTAGAATTGAGCAATGTATCTTGACAGGCGGTAGTGCTAGTTCTTCGGCGATTTGGGAGTTTTTAAGGTTAACAGCATCATCAATATGCATACCCTTAACCCACTCTGTAACCAACGACGAACTGGCGATTGCTGAACCGCATCCATATGTCTTGAAACGAGCATCTCTAATAATACCATCTTCATCTACCTTTATCTGTAACTTCATCACATCTCCACAAGCAGGTGCTCCGACCATACCTGTGCCAACTGTGTCGTCAATTTCAAACTTACCTACATTACGTGGGTTTTCGTAATGATCAACAACTTTATCTGAGTATGCCATTTATTTTCTCCCAGTTGATAATCTTCCACTGATTATCTAAGTATTTCTTTTTGTCATGTTTGTAGTCCAATGCCCACGCATGTTCCCACCAATCAATTAACAACACAATATCTTTTTTAATTTGGTGATTGACGATAGTTTTAATTTTACCGTCTTTGGCAAGATAGACCCAACCACTGCCTTGAATAGCCATTGCCTCATTAGCAAAGGATTCTTTAAATTTGTCAAAGTCTTTATAATGTTTGATAATAAATTCTAAGATACTACCAATAGGTTTATTGGAGTTAGTTGGTGCTTGATACTGCTGAAACAAAATGTTGTGTAAGAATACACCAGCTTCATTAAAAACTGAATCACCTTCATTTTTGTTGTACCGTTCAGCATAAATTTTTGCTAATTTGCCATAATGGTAATTGATGGTGTCTTCTGAGATCACAGGTTCAAGGTCATTGGTATCATAAGGTAGATTTATAATTTCCAACTTTTCTGGTTTGCCTTCTTGTAGAACATGTCTAATAAAACTATAGGTCATACTGAAAAACTGCTCCCACAACCACAGGTTGATTGTGCATTAGGATTTTGAATACTGAATTGACTACCTTGCAAATCTTCTTTGTAATCAATTACAGCACCACTAAGATACTGCATACTCATTGCATCAATCAATATTTTTACACCTTGTTTTTCTACAACAAAATCGTCTTCGTGTTGTTCTTCGTCAAATGTAAATCCGTACTGAAATCCAGAACATCCGCCACCTTGGACAAATGTCCTAAGTTTTAACTTAGGATTATTCTCCTCTGCTAGTAGGTCTGTGATTTTAATAACAGCCGATTCTGATATTGTTACTTGATCCATTATAACTTACATGCCTCGCAATCGGCGTCATCATAAATGATCACGTTGTCTGCCGCATTAATTGCAAATCCGTTTATACCATTAACCTGTGTAGTTGCAGTGACGTTAGTCTTAGCACCTACCTTGTTAATTAGGCTATAATAAATGGTCTTAATGCCCCACCTGTATGCCAACATCAAGTTCTTGGCAATTAGTGTAGCAGGTACCTTACCGTTAGCAAAGTGTGCAGGATTATAGAATGTGTTAGTACTCAATGATTGATCAATGTAAGCTGCTAATACTGCGGCTGTCTTCAGATAATCAACGCAGTTGGTCTGATCCCACATCATCTGATAACGATTCTTTAGGCGACGATATTCTGGTACTACCTGTACAAACGATCCAGCTTTAGATTCTTTAACAGAAATTAATTCCATTGGCATCTCAATTCCATTAGTACTGTTTAATACTACTGAACTAGACTCAACTGGTGCCACTGCCATTAGTGTAGCATTACGAATACCGTATTTGATCATACGTGCTCGCAATGGTTCCCAATCTAGGCTAGGAGTGAAATCTGTTAGTTCGTTAACTCCGGGATTGCGGCGTTCCCAAGGAAATACTCCCTTACCGTAATAAGTGTGCTGACTACGTCCGCATGGCCCACGTTCTTGGGCAAGCTCGACACTAGTTTCGGTAAGGTAGTATGCCTGGTGTTCCATCCAACGTTTAACTTCTGCAAGTGCTTCTGCTTCACCGTACTTGTATCCTTTACGGGCATGCCAATAGGCCAAGTTAGTAATGCCAACACCTAACGGTTCAAAGTCTGTGTTAGCCAGCTTGCTCTGTATGCTTAAGAAGTCTTGATAGTTCAACAAATTACTTAGGCTACGTACTAACACACGACAGGCTTTTTTCATCTCTTGTGGGTTACGGAATGCTCCCCAGTTGATGCTGCCAAGAGTGCAAAGAGCAATTCGTCCCTCTGGATCTTCAATTCTCTGGAAAGGACGGGTAGGTAAAAGTATCTCTTGGCATAGATTGGATTGATAAATTGGATCAACTGTTGTATCAAACGAGCCTTGGTTGATAACGTTGTCAATGTTAACAAGATAGATACGACCAGTATCAGTACGCTCTTTAAGTATTCCAGCTTTGAATATCGCATCTGCCGATACAACTTTCTTTTTCTTTGTCTTGTCTTGCTCGTATTTCAAATACAATGTTTCAAACTCTGCCGAGTTGCGATAGTATGCTTCGTAAAGATCCGGAACTTCTGCTGGATCAAACAATGTCATCATTTCACCATTCTTATAACGATTCCAAAACATCTTGTTAACCACAACTGAGTAATCCATTTGTCGTACACGATTTTCTTCAGTACCTTGATTGTTCTTTAGCACAATAAGATCTTCGAACTGAGCGTGCCAAATAGGATATGTTACTGTGCATGATGCATTACGGATACCACCCTGGCTGCAACTGCGGAGGTCTGCGAACCATTTCTTCAAGAAAGGAATCATTCCTGTATGCTTGATCTCACCGTTACGAATTGGGGCACCTAAAGGTCTGATTCTGCCAATTTCTAGACCGATACCGGCTCGTTTTGAAGCATATTTGGCCATCATTTCGCCGCTTGCAAAGATACTGTCCAGTGTATCGTCAGTGCTGATCAGCACACAACTGCTAAATTGTTTGGTGGTCGTACCTAGACCGGCGAGAACAGGAGTGGCCAGTGTAAAGTGTCCGTCTCGAGCACACTCGTAGTATTCTTTTACCCACTTTAGTCTAGCATCTTTAGACTCTGCATGAAATGCCGTAGCGGCTGCAACTGCATAACGTACCTGCGGAGTTTCGTATATTGTATTAGTGGCACGATTCTGTACTAGATACTTTTCTGCTAGCTGTGCAATAGCAGCAAATGTATATTGCTCGTCTCTTGCATGATCGATGAATAGGTCAATAATGTTCCATTCGTCTTCTGTGTACCAGTCTAGCAGTTCGCTAGTGTACATGCCTAGTTCAACATTCTTCTTAACAATGCTGAATAGTTTAGGCGGCTCGTATGCTCCGTATACTTCTTTACGCAACATACTTAGACGTTGGCGGCCTGCTACGTACTGATAGTTAACATTATTAATCTCGGGATTTTCTTCTTCGTCAATTAGATCAACCATTGCCTTTAACAGCAATTCGTCGATAGTATTAGTGGTCATGCCATCATGAAATTCTAACTGTGCTTTGATCTCGATCATAGACGGACTAACTCCGTCTATTCCGTGGCAGCTAAATGCTACTTGTCTTTGTATTTTTGAAATATCTAGTGGAACTCGTTGTCCACTACGTTTAACTACTTGAATAGTCATTGTCCACCTGTTCTTTTTATTTTGTGGCCCGGGAGCCCGCTTTTTCTTTTTACTACTTAGAGTGATATTTACCTAGGCCTCTGTACTTCAATTAGATTTTCTAGTTGAAATGACTCAGGAATATCGCTAGGTTTGTTTATATCATTATCTGTGTAGTTAATAACAAACTCATCATCGATGAACACTAGATTATATTGTCTAGATCTGTGTGCATCTGTATATGTTTTTATCTCTACCTTACTGTCTTTAAACGTGGCAGTTAACTTTAATGTCCAGGCTATCATTAATACTTTGGTAAAATCATCGTATTTGTTTTCAATAATGATTTCCCAAGGTGTAGGCCAGCTTCTTTGATTGTAAGGATCTACGTTCCTGTTGAATGGAACATATGGAGGGTGATCCCAAAACTCGATTAGTGTTTCTAAAGGATTTTCAGAAGAGTCGAGACTATGCCTGTGATCGGCCCAGGCACTCAATCTCTCATCCGGAGATAGGTTAAACATAAATTATCGGTAATACGCTACGTTAAAAATTATAGTACCTGTGCCAGCAGCAACAGGATTAGTATATTGTACAGTCAATGTATCGTTGCGATCAACCGGTCCGTGATCCAAAAAGGCAGCGGAGAATACCACATCACCATCACTGCTGCCCGCTACAGCATATGAGTCTTTATAAGAAACGCCCACATCGCTGGCTACTACGCTCAATGTGCCTTTTCTTGCCAATCCAGCTTTTTCCAGTGTGTAATCGATAGTCACACTGGTAACTGTGGAGTTGTAAGGAATCTTCAATAAAGTTTGAGTACTGGTACTTTCCGGTAAAGATTGTCTGTCTGTGAACTTTAATCTAACCTGGGCAGTACCCTCAATAATCTCATATTGAGGAGTATCCAATACTGTGGTCTGCATGTACCACAGACGCTCAAAATTGTCATTAGTTGAACTGTTGCCGTGGCTGGCAAAAGTAATGATTGGGTGTGCAGGGTCAGCATCACCGTTGCCATTATTACCAACGTTGATAAAGTGATTATTCTCACTGTTGATCTGATTGTTAGTCGAAGTATTTGCACCTGCAAAGATGCCTTGACGTTCGATGTTGATAAACTTGTTTTCTTGAATATCTACACGAATTGGTCCAATGTTCTTTCCACTAGAAGTAGTTAACGCATTGGCCAATGTAATACCTTGATATAGTGTATCAAAAGTATTGTTCACAATCTTAACATCACTCACATTCCAATTAGAAACAACAGGGTAGGATAAATCTTCAAAATGGCAGTGTTCAATAGTCAGGTCGCTGCTAAGGTATCCTAATTCAATTGCAGAATTAACTGTGGTTGCAGTAGCACCGGACACATATGTACCTAAGAACTTGATATCAGAGATTGTGGTGTCCGCTGCATAGTTTAACACAATCATAGGTGTTGTCTGGGTAGTCAACATGGTGCCAGTGTGTTCCAAAGTCATTCCGGAAATTTTAATTTGTCTCGGATTAGTAGGAGAAACAATATTTGTTCCTGTAACTCGCACACTTGGAGTACTGTTGCCTCCAATAGTTTCAAAAATAGTTGTGTTGCCTGTGCCTATTGAACGGATCACAGTTTTATCAATACCTGCACCTACTAGAGTTACATATGGTGGCAAGTATACTGTACCAGTTACGTAGTAAGTGCCAGCAGGAACACTAACAGGAACACGACTCTTTGGCAATGTCTTGTCAAAGGATCTTAAATAGATTTCATCAATTGCTTTTTGGAACTTGGCTGTGCAATCAGTGTTGTCTGATATGCCAAAGTCAAACATACTAACAGAGTCGTCTAGTTTTTCTTGTAGTGTACGCACTACTGGAAAGTTTGCACCTAACACTCCCGTAATAGTTGCAGTAATAGTGTGGCCGATATAGGTATAGTTAGTTGCTGTAAACTTGCCCGTGCTCAACAGATCAAACATTCTTTCTTCAGTAAGAACTTCAGTATTGCCCACCGCAGGAGCACCTTCTGCAACACTGCCGTTGCCAATAAACAGCCTTTGCTCATCAACTGACCAGCCCATTTCTCCGCTGGCTAACTGTGGCATCCCTTGATCAGCAGTTTGCCCTCTACGTAATTGAATTTTTGAAATCTGAATAACAGCCATGGTAACATTCCTAGTATAAGGGTATTTATCATGTCGTTTAGGTTTGACTGTCCTGGAAAATAAATACTATGATAATGTTTTACTTTATACGCCGAATCAAGTTTAGTCCCAAGGTGAATTCTAGTTATTTCAGGAATCCCACGAAATTTCTAGAACTATCGTTGACTGCTGCTGAACAAAGTTTACTGCACAACTACCTAACGATTAGTCAACAGATTAGGTATAGTATTTTGACGAATTTTAGTGAAAACGAGGTCTTTCCCATGACGT